ATCGCAGCCAACCTTGCCGCCCGCTAGATTGCCGCACGTCACCGTGTTGGCGAGCGCAACCGGCAGGCCGCCATCTACAGATAGATCTCCGCCTACATTGGCATCTCCATTTATGTCTGCATCCTGAGTATGGATTGTCTCTGAGTATATATCATGCAACGTACCTGACGCACTAAATATGTCCGTTGCTTCTACATATCCGTCAACAATCAGGTTAGCTGATCCAGGCGTGCCGCTAATATAGACGTTTCCGCACTCGACGGCCAGCTGAGTGGCGACGTCGCCGTTACTCACTTTCAGCGTGATATTCCGGGCGTTGGTCTGGATACTGGAGTAGAGGGCCTGAACGCCCTGTTCAAGGGAGAAGATGGTCACGCCTCCGGCGGCGTCCATATCGATCCCGGATTCGTAGAGGGTAATGATTCCCGTCCCGTCCAGGGCTTGTCCCTGATACCAGACGTGTTTGGACCAGACTTTCAGTTCTTCAGCAGACGCGGCTCCGCGGCCTCCGCCGCGGGCGGCCCTGGCGGCCTTATCAGCCTCATCCCGGATCTGGGCAATGGTTTCCGAAAATTTCGGCAGCGCGTTGGCCAGGGAGACGTTGACGCCCGCCGGGACGATCTGGCCGGAATCGATGGTGAAGTCATAGACGATGGAGACCACGCGCTCCTGGAAGGAGCGACGATAGGCGGGAAGGGCAACCTGGCACAGGCGGCCGATATCCACCTCATCCCAGTCTTCCCCGGTCAGGGCTTTCAGCTCTTCCCCATCGATCTGGATCTGGACGGAGGGCTCCGCGCGGCGGGCCAGGAAATTGGCGGCCCAGGCGTCGGCCTCCGGCGTGAGCGGAGGATCTACGGACAGGTCATCCTGAGTATCGATATCGGCAGTCTTGACCACGACGCCCCAGCCGCCCGGACCGGTCTGGGCGGCCTGGTTATCATAGGTCTTGATGATGGTATCGGTGGAGTGGGTGGACGTGTCCTCATCCTCGACCTTCACGTTTATGGAAAGGTGGAGGCGTGTACAGAGATCCGCGTCGTTATAGGTGACGGTGGCCGCGTGGACGTTCCGGGTCAGGCGGAACTCAGAGGTCACGGTCTGGTCTTTCGCCACATAGTTCAGGACCCAGGGGAAGACCGTCTGATCATAGGTGAAATAATAATCGGAGCCGTCTTCCTCCAGCTCCTCCAGCAAATTGGAGAGGCGGTCATAGTTGATGGACTTCTTATAGGTGGACGTGTCCGCGCAGGTTCCCAAAACCCAGGGCTTCACGCCGTTAATCAGGTGGGTCTGTTGGTTCAGGAGGGCGGCCAGGTATTCCGCTTTCGTCCCCTCGAACTCCAGCTGGTCGGCCCAGGCGGAATCGGCCAGGATATCGCGCCCGTGGAGAAGGGTCAGATCGGTCTGGCGGCGGAGGCCGTCGGCGATGTTGGAGACGCGGAAGACGCCGCAAAAGCCGCGCCCGGTGTAGATGGAGATCCAATCATGGATCCGGACTTCCGGCGCGTCATCCGGCAGAGAGATCGTAGCCTCCGACGCGCCGACCATGTTCAGGGTCACGGACATGGCCGTCGGATCCAGGCGGGTGGATTCCGTCATATCCGCGGACAGGAGAGCGGGGCGTCTGATCATAGATACCTCCCCCTCGATTTGAACGTAACCGCACAGGCGGCGTCGGCGGTGAAGGAGATGGGGACGTAGCCGGGCGGGGCCATCAGATCATCGTCGGAGGCGGCGGAGCGGTGGGAGAGCTGGGAGACCCCGGACAGGGAGATCATCAGGTTATCCAGCGCGTCCCGCCCGAACTCCAGGACGCCGCCCGCGGGGACGGACAGGCCGGAGAGGGCGACCGTGTGACCGCCCACGGTGGCGGAAAAGGACGTGAGCGCCGCGGACGCCGTGACCGACAGGGAGACCGGCGATTCTACCGAACCGGGGATCCACAGCGTAGAGGAGCCGGACTGGCCCTCCGCCATGGAGCAGACAGTATAGCCGCGATCCTGCCAGAATGGCACGGTATAGGCCGTCCACTCGATCCGGATCCGGGCGGTATAATCCCGGACGTCGGTCAGGGCAGGCTCTCCCGTACAGGCCACCATCAGGCAGCGGTGGGGGCGGTTGGACATTTCCAGCTTCGAGCCCTGGGCCCAGGCGGCGATGGACTCCATGACGCGGGCGCGGACGGTCAGGTCGAACAGCTCCCGGATGGCCAGCTCCACAGAGACCTTCAGGGACTGGCGCTTACGGCCCAGCAGGCGCTGGCCGTAGCGGCCCAGGCGATCGCCCTCCATGAGCTCCAGGGTGGGCGCGTCCTCATGGACCTGTTGGACGAGCACCGGGCCCACGGAGGAGAGGGCGACATCGTCCATATAAAGTTCGATATGACGGGGCACTTACAAATCACCTCCGGTGATTTAGGTAGAAGGTAGGAAGTAGGAGGTAGGAGGTAAATCTACCTTCAGCCTGATTCTTTATCTTCGTGTCGCTTGGATCTTCGCGCCGATTTTCTGGTTCACGATGGGGGCCATGACCTCGCCGACCGCTTCGCCGTCGAGCATCAGGGTGACGTGAACGGTCCCCTGGGCGTCGGCATCGGCAGCGGCGGCGGAGCTCCCGCCCATGGAGCGCGGGGAGACGGAGACGGCGGCCCCGGCGTAGGAAAGCGCGGGACGGCGCGTAGTAGCGGAAAGCATCTTCCCCACGGCGCGGTCCACATCGGTGGCGGAGCTTTCAATACCCAGGGCGAAGCCTTGGCCGGTGTATTCGCCCAGGCCCTCCATGACGCGGGACGGGGAGCGGATCATGAGCGTGGTCCGGACGATGTCAGCGACGGCCCCGGCCATGAAGCGGGCGGCGCTGACGGCTTCGTCCGCGCGGCGGTCAATACCATTGGCCAGGCCGACGGCGGCGTTCTCGCCGTAGACTTCCATATCCCCCTGGAGCCCTTCCACCGCGCCAGCGGCGGCGTCCGCGGTGGCGGCGGCGGCCTCAGAGGCGGCGGGAGAGGCTTCCTCCATGGCGGAACTCAGCTGGTTCACGGCGTCGGAGCCGACGGTGAACCACTCTTCCGGGAGATCCTCGATCTGTGTCCAATCGGAACCGGCGGCGGAGATGAAGTCACGGATCCGGGTGGTCAGGGTGGCGAACTTGGCCTCCTCCCCGATGAACGCGGAGTGGAACTCTCCCCCGGCGATGACGGCGCTGTTTCCGACCAGGCCGTTAGTCCGGATATTATCCCAGTATTTCTGGGCAGCCTCCATCTGGGAATATTCCTTTTCGGTCATTCCCATCTGTTCGGCGGCTTCAGTCATGGCACTGGCCGCCTCCGCGGCGGCGTCCGCAAAGGTGAAGGCCATCTTTTCGGCGTCCTTTTCCGCTTCGCCGGTCTGATTGGCCAGCTCCTGGGTGACGTCGTTCACGAGATCCCAGAGCTGTTGATCGCCCATGGAGCCGATGCCCATAAAGCCGCCGCGGATGTTGGCATCCTTCAGCCGGTTCATGGTGGACTCGGAGAGCAGGCCCTCCAGCTGGTCGGCTGACTTCTGGAGTTCCTCCGCGGCGTTCATCAGGGCGGAGCGGTTCACGCCGACGGTGGGCGCGTACATTCCGATACCGGGCGCGGCCTGGCTGGAGCGATCCTCCACCAGGCGCAAGGCCTCCGTGGCGGACTCGACCAGCTGATCGCGGAGATCCGCGGTCTCCTTGCCCATGTTATTCTCGACCTGGGCGTGGGTATTGGCCGCGGCGGCGGCAACTTCCTCATTCGCCGCGATGACCGCGTCCTTCATCTCTTTGTTATCCTGGACGATGCGCTTGGAGGATTCCAGGAAGAAGGCCTCAGCGCCCACCAGGGCAGCGCCGGATCCCAGCAAAGCTGGCAAGCCTGCGGATTCCGGCGTGACCGCCGGGACTGTCTTTCCGGGTGTGGGCTTGACGGTGGGCGGCGTCGCCGCGCCTTGGGGCGCCGCGGACGCGGACTTGGGGCTGAATATGGTTTTCAGTTTGTCCAGATCGACACCCTGAAGCAGCTGAAGGAAGGTCAGGACGCTCCCCGTAACCTTCAGCGTGGCCCAGGCCCCGCCCATGCCCGCGATGATTCCGGTGACCGTAGCGCCATTCTGGGAGATCCAGTCCATCGCGCCGGTGAAGCCGGTGACGGCGTCCTTCGCGCCGTTCACGATACTCTCAAACGTCCCTTTTCCGCCGTCTTCGCCCAGGAAAGAAGTGATCAGGCCGGACAGGGCCTCATTCAGGCCCGCCAGGGCGGCCTGGCCCTCCTCCGACTGGACGAACTCATTCATGGCATCGATGGCCAGGGAGAGGGAATCGGCGACGCTACTAAATGTTGGTGCCAGGGCGGCCAGGCTGTCATATTTGAATTTGTCGAACTGGGCGCTCAGCTTTTGCATCTTATCGTCCATCCCGCCCAGGGCTTCCACGCTCTCGTTGGAGACCACGGCGACGGACATTCCCTCTTCCGCCATGGCCTTATAAGCCTCAGACCCAGCGGTGATCAGGGGATTCAGCTTCCGCCAGTCATTCCCGAACAGCTCGATGGCCTTGGCGGTGCGGGTGCTCTCATCAGAGATCCCGTGAAGGTAATCGATGACCTCCCAGAAAATATCGGAGCCCTGGCGCATATTCCCGGAGGCGTCCTTGACGGCGATCCCCATTTCCGCCAGGCCACCCGCGTACTCATAGAACGCGTCGCCGGACTGGTTCAGCTTATTATCGATATCGCGCCAGTTCTTTATGATATCATCCACCGACGTATCGATGAAGCGGGAGGCATACATCCAGGACTGGTAGGTGGCCGGATCCACGCCCGCATAATTGGCGGCGGCGGCGATGTTATCGGCCCAGGCTCCGGCGTCCACGCCCATTTCCCAGAAATACTTGGCGGCCTTGGCGGCGGTCTTGATGACGTTCTCGATCTGGGCGGTCACGCGGTCAATGGCCTCGATGGCCGCCTGCATCGTGACGGCCTTGGAGACCTGGTCCATCTTATCGCCAAAATTCTGGGCGGCGGTTTCCGTGTTTCCGAATTCCGTCTGTTCTTCGCCCAGCTCCGTCCCCACTTTATTCAGCTGGCTTTCCATGTTGACCAGGGAGGTCTTGGCGTTATTCAGCTTCGTCCGCCATTTCTGAACCTGGTCGGCGTTCTTATCCACGCCCAGTTCCGTCAGATCCCGGATGGCTTTTTCCGCGGCCTCGACGGCGCGTTTCTGATTCTGGATCTGTTCCTTCAGGATCCGGGCCTGGTCGGCGGCGTACTGCTGGGAATCGCCGGTGGCGTCAAACTGGGCCTTGGCCAGCTTCATCTCAGAGGCCAGGGTCTTATTGGCAGACGCGGCATCGCGCATAGCGGCGCGGTACTCTTGTTCGCCCTCCAGGACGATCCGGGACTTAATATCGTGGGGCAAGAGGAATCACCTCCGGTGATTTGGATTAAAACTGAAAACTGAAGAATGAAGAATGGGGAGCGCCCTCATCCGACCGCCTGACGGCGGCCACCTTCCCCCCCAAGCGGGGGAAGGCTTTTGGTGGTCTCTTGGCGGGGCATTATCTGTATTTTTAATTTTTCAGTTTTCAGTATTCACTAAAAACCTGTCAGTCATAGATCTTTTCCTTTTTCCGGCGGATCCCGTGCTCCATGTCATCGTAGCGGAGGCGCATGACGTAGAGATCGATGATCAGGCCGGGGGGCAGGAGGCCCATTTCGCTATAGCGCAGGCCAGCGGTCAGGCCGTAGTGGATGATCGTGCGCGGGGTCATTCGCCCGTCGGCCCGTTTTTTTTAATCTCTTCGAGCACGACGTCCTTCTCTTCGTCCGGATCCTCATCCTCCGATTCCATGCGGAGGCCGTCGGTCAGGGCCTCGAAGACGGCGGTCTGGATCTTCAGGGCGGAGGCGGCGTTCGGCTTAATATGGCAGCCGAACCAGTCCCGGTCTTCCTTCAGGCGGCGGCCCTCCAGCAGCTCGCCCTGTTTGGCCATGATATAGAGCATGGTGACCAGGTGGCGCGGGGAGCGGGCCAATTCCGTCAGGTGATCCAGGGAAAAGGACTCAATGGTATCGGTCATCTCCGACATGGCGTCCAGGGTGAACGCCAGACGGAAGGTTTTACCGGAAATCTTCACAGTAGTGATCGCCATGGAAAACAAACCTCCTTATTATGCGAAAAGGCCCTGAGAGGCGCAGGGCCTCTCAGGGAGTGAACAATCATTTGAGTTTGAATGAATACCTTTCGACGGAGATATATTCACCATCGTGGGTGTTCAGCTGAACCATCAGCGTGGTATCATCGCGGGCCGGGTCGATAACGATCCCTTTTTCAGCATCATAGGCGTGATTCTGATGATCATCCCAGGAATACGAGACCGACGTACCGGCGGGAACGGTGACCTGGAGATAGACATAGCCTCCAGACGTGTAATTGAGCTCATATGCGCCTTGGACGCCGTCTCCTGTCGTTTCTGTCAGCGTTCCGCCCCATGTGGAAAATTGGATTCCCCCGCCAACTGACTCCACATCATCAGCTGGCGTCACGAAGGGACATTCGCAATCCCATCCAGCCACGCGATGGCGTCGGCCTCACTCGTGAAGACGCGGCGCTTACGGAAATAATTCTGGTTGGTATTATCGATCTTCAGCGCGGCGGCGCGGCCCGTGACGGTGGGGGTCTGCCACTCGATGTTTTCGCCGCGGGTCTGGGAGTTCTCGTTATTTTCGGAAAACTGGGTCTTGAACATCCAGGTGGCCTGGAAGGAGGTGACGCCATGCTTCCGGCGGACGCGGTAGTAGCCGACGCCGACATAGGGCGCGGCGGCGTCGCCGTCGTAGTAGGTATCCGTGGCGGTCTGGCCGGAGCCTTCCGTCTTTTTCACGGTTCCCAGGAGCATGGGGCGGTCATCCTCCAGGATATCATCCACGCCCAGCTCCAGGGACATACCGGTGATCCCGTTATCGTTTTCGATCTCGACGTCATCGCCGTACAGGGGATTGGAGGGGCGGTTGATGGTCAGGTTGGCGGCGATCGCGTGGCCGATGACCTTACCGGGATCGTAGGTCGGCTCCGATCCCGCGGTATGAGCCTTAAAGGGGGCCACGACGGGGTGGCGCAGTCCGATAAATGCCATTATGTATCATCCTTTCTTACGTTGTTCTAACAGTTACGCCGCCGCCCGAAGCGGATCCAACGGCGGCGGTGGGGACCCGGCCCGTCTCGACGAACTGGCCCCAGATATCATCCATGACGGAAAAGGCCCGCGGATCGGCGCGGTCTTCCGCCTCATCCACCCAGTAGGAGGCGGCGATCCGGGACGTCCCGTAGTGGAGATAGAACGCTTTTTCCGCGTTCCGGACGCCCTTCTCATCCCGCCCCTGGGGATAGATCTCCCGGATCAGGACGGAGGCGGATACCATTTTCGTGGGGAAGCCGATGGAATCGATCATGTTATGGGAGACGTGATAGCCATGTTCCTCCGCCACTTCCTTCCAGGCGTCACGGGTGACGGCGGCGGCGGCGTCGAGCATGGCTTCCGCCACGGGGCCGGACGTCTCTCCCATCCGGGTCATCTCCCGGACCAGCTCATCCACGCCGGAGAAGGTCAGCCTGGCCATCAGATCGCCTCACATTCAAAGATATGATGGATATATCCGGTGTCCGGCTCATAGTCCGTCTGGTGGGAGAACGCGATCCGGGGATCGGCCTCCAGGGCGGCCAGGAGGGCGGCGGCGGTGGCGTCCGTTTCCGAATGGGTATAGCGGTGGACGTAGAACCTCCAGCCCTCGTCCGCGTGGACGTCATCGGCCATCAGGGGCAGACGGCGCGTTTCCTGCCAGTAGGTATAGTCCCGGGAGCCGGACATGGAATAGTAATGGGTGGCCTCCGGATCCACATGGGAGACCAGGACTCCGATCTCAGCAAGGGTCACGGCTCGACCACCTCCAGACTGAGGTCAGAGATCAGAGCGCCGTTATCCGGATCCGTCCCGTGGTAGGCGCGGGTGATCCGGTAGACGGTCTCCCCCGGCTGGGCGTCGGACATAGACGAAAGCTGGCGGAGCACGGCCACGTCATTCTGGCGGATCGAGAGGCATTGGAGGATCCGGACGCGGAGGTCCGTTTGATGTTCCTGGCGGCCCTCCGTGGGCCGGACGGGGCTGGTCTCAAAATTCAAGCGTCCGTACCAGCCCATATGGAGCATGGTATAGCTGGGCGCGGGCATCCGGCCCAGATCCGGGGTATTCGATTTCCTGAAAACGGTCAGGATCCCAGCATCAAGGATCATTGGCTGCCTCCCGTCCGGATCCAGCGCTCCCGGCGCTGGAGCCTGAGCCAATCAGGCATCGCGCCGGGAGTATCACGATTCTGGTATTTCCACACGCAGTAGTCTACGACCAGCAGCAGGTCTTCCGTGGAATCGTTCAATTGGATCCCGGTGTTTTCCAGTTCTTGCGCGGCGGCGGTGATCCGGGCCATGAGATAATCATCCAGGGAGGTGTCGCCCTCCAGGCGATTCAGCCGATTTTTAACCAGCGTCAGGGCCTCCGCTAAATTCACAGACATGGGCTACACCTCCCTGTCATGATCAGGTATTCGCGGTGTCGGCGGCGAAGGTCACGGCGTTGGCGGCGACGGTCGCGGCATTGATACCGATGGCCACGAAGCCCTCCGCGATCACAGGCAGGCCGTCATAGCGGGCGGTTCCCTTGTAGACGGTCTTGTCGGCGGTGAACATGAAGTGCTCGGAGGAGGCCAGCTGGATATCGGAGCGCTCCGCCAGCAGATACAGTTCGCCGTAGCCCGCGATGATCACGTTGTCGGGGATGAAGTCCAGCTCGACGATATCGCCGCCGATGACGGGCATGGTGCCGTTGATACCGGTCACGATCGCGCCGTTGGCGTTGAAGTTCATGGCCTCGGAGACCAGGGTCATGTGGGTGGCCTCATTCATGGCCCAGAATTTGCCGCCCGCGCCATACTTCTTCTTGGCCGCGCCGAACGCGCCCAGCAGGCCCTGGAAGAGCTTGATGCCGGTGGAGTTGGCGGCGGTGATGGTCTTGATGTTGGTGGTGTGGAGATCCACCCAGGTACGGGCGGTAGTGGGATAGGTGGCCGGGGCCTGGGTCTGGGCCAGACGGGTCACAATGCCCAGGGGCATCTTCGTACCAGTACCGTACAGGATCGCCTTATCCAGGGCGATGGCGATGGCGCGGGCCATGGCGAAGAGGATCTGGGAGACCAGATTCACATCGTTATCCTCCAGCAGCGCATTACAGACGGGGACGAAGCCGCCGACCTTGTAGCCGTCCACTTCCGCATCATTGAAGGTCAGGGTCAGCTCGTTCAGGTTGGCGCACATTTCCGTCCAGACAGCTTCCGGGATCGTACCCATGATGGTCTCACGGGCAGTACCATGGACGGACTGGAGATTGACGTACTGGAGCAGCTTGGAGTTCTGCTCCACCTGCTCACGGATCATGGGGAGCATGACCTCCGGGATCAGCAGTTCGCCGCCGGTCACGGAGCGCTTGTTCTTGCCCAGGTCACGGATACGCTGGGCGAAGGCTTTCACATCTTCACGCTGGAAGAGAGCGGTCCGCTGCTGGGCGGAGCCGAACATGGAACGAACATTCATGGATTTTACCTTCCTTTCTGCGCGGGCCTCATCGTCCGCGGGTACTTCATCGGCGGGAGCGGGATCGGCGGGTTCCGTCTCTTCCACCTTCTTGTTGAGCTCATCGAGTTCAGCCGTCAGATCGGAGATCTCCTGCTGGAGATTGACGATCTCTTCCTGGGCGGCGGCCTGATCGGCCTCCACCTGGGCGACTTCCGCCTCGAACTCAGTAACGGCGGCTTCGACTTCCGCCTTGACGGTCTCTTCCGTCTGGTCGGTGATCTCCTTCACCGCTTCCTCCAGCTCCGCTTCGCGGGTCTGGAGCGCGGTCCGCTTCGCGTCCAGATCAGCTTTCCGCTGTTCGGCGGCGGTCAGCTTTTCACGGACGGAAGAGATCTTGCGGGACAGGATCAACTGTTTCAGAGCCATTTTGCAAGCCTCTCTTTCATGGTATTTTTCCAAACTTCGAGCTGGCGGGCGCGGATGTTGGCGTAGTCCGCTTTCCTGGCCTGGAGCTCGGTGTCCTGATAGGCGGGGAAGGTACAGAGGGATACCTCGTACAACTTCACTTTTTTGATGGTCCAATGGACGGAGCCATCCTGGCGGTATTCGGTATCCTCTTCCAGGATATCGAAGCCGAAAGACGCCTGATTCACGTCTCCGCGCTTATTCCGGGCGTAGGCGTTCATGGCGTCGGTATCGTCCGGGTTGATGAGAACAGAGCCCCAGAGGCCGTGTTCATCCACGCGCAGCTGCGCGGTACCGGCAGACGTCCGGCCCAGCACCAGGCGGGTATCGTGATCGATCAGGACGCGCACATCGTCGCCCAGAGCGTCATCGAAAGCATGGGGATCTATGGATTCCGTAGCGCCGGGCCACATCTCATAAGTCCCGCCGAACACGGCGAAATAGCCCTCGATCCGGCGTTCGCCGTTCTCTTCGCGGGTCTGGAACTGGGCGTCATGCGTCCGGGTCTGTTGATTCTTGTTCCGGTTCATCGTTCTCACCTCCCTCCTGGTCAGGGTTCAGTTTTTTCTGGTCTCCCAGGCGGGAGACGGGGAGATAGTTTTCCAGGGCCAGGAGCTCATCCATCTCCTCATCCGGCGGCAGGCCCAGCCAATCGCGGAGCTCATTCCGACGCATGGCCATCCGATCGATCAGTTCCTTTCCCACGTTGACCAGTTCCGTCAGCGAATAGTTGTACAGACTGCGCGGGTTGAAACTGAAATAGAGATCCTGGGAGTAGAGTATTCCGCGGGTCAGGGTTTGCTCGATGATCCGGGCGACGGCCATCAGGCGGGTGGTCACGAAATGCTGGTACTCATCCAGGTGGAAATCTCCGATTCCGATCAGGAATGGCGGGATCCCGAAAATGGCGGCGATGGCCCGCTTATCGAGCTCCAGAGAATCCTTAATGGCCAGGTCGGTCAGGTTCAGGGGCTTCACCTGTTCGACGGAGAAGGCTTCCGACGGGATGAACCAGGGCAGGCCCTTCCGATCGGCATCCGTGTACATGGCGGCCAGCTTCTCCCGGCCCTCTTTACTCTTGAACTCTTCCGTGAGGCCGTCCACCTTGACGATGATGGACGGGGCGGGGCTTTCCTGAAGCGCCTGGCGCGTGGCGTTGGCCTGGCGGAGGGACTTCACGATATCCCGGAGATAAACGGTATAGCCCTGGCCCTTCCACGGATCGTTCGGATCCGGGTTCAGGATGAAGTGGAGTACCTCATCCGGGCGGAAGTGCCGACCACGATAGCCTATCAGATAATCATCTTGGCCGTCCGGAAGGAAAGTCACCTCCGACGGACGCAAGGGGAGCAGCTCCGCCAGGTAATCCTGATTGTAGCGCGGATAGGTGACCTGGTTTCCCGTTTCCATGAGCGCCCGGACCAGCGTCTGGAAGAAGGACATATGGGTCATGTAGCGGTTCGGCTCAATATCCATGAGCCGGGACAGCTGATTCTTGACCCGGACATCGCCTTTTTCCGTGTTCCGCATGAGCCGAAGGGTCATGGACGCGATGAGCTCCGCGTAGACGTTGATACAGATCTGGACTTCCGGGCATTGGATGACCGGCTTATAGCCGTTCCCGCACAGGATCGTCCAGGTATCAGGATCGGCCAGGGTGAAGACCGCGCCGGTGGTCTCCGTCCGCTTCATCTGGGGCGCGTCCCGACCATAGCGGGAGCGTTTTTTTCTGTTGCTCATAAGCATCACCTCACAGCCAATCCGCGGCACGCTGGGAACGTTCAAGATCCTCCAGCATCCGGACGGTGGCGAATACATCCGCGTCGAAAATATCGATGCGGCGGTTATCTTCGACCTTTTCATACTGAATCATGTCATCGGTCTTTTCGACGGCGGCGACATTCTGGACGCAGTATTCATAGGCGTCAGAGCCGAAATAGTAGAATTTGCCGTTGAGGACTTTTTCCTCAATACGGCGGAAGCCCTCGGACTTCTTGTAGTGGTACTGGGGCTGGTCAATGATCGTAAATCCGGCGTTCCGCATTCCGATGAAGTATTCCCGGCAGAATTTCCGATCATGGCCGACCTGGCGGATCTTGAAGCCCTGGGAGCGGCGGTCAATGAACCAGCGCACGACGTCCGCGTGGTTGTTGGTGGGCGCGTTACACATATCCAGCCAGCCGTCATCCTTCCAGCCGAAGAGGGGAATGTTATCCTGGTCGGCCTTAATGTGGGCGGCGACCACAGGGAACCAGCAATGGGGCAGGCAGATATCGATATCCTGATAGCAGCCGTGGAGCACGGCGGCGGTCAGGTCATGGAGTTTGGAGAGGTCAGCGCCGCCGTACCACTTGACCGGGAGGGTCAGGATGTGGGCGATCTTCTCATCCAAAGTCCAGTCCGGATCCATGCCCAGGGCCTCGCCCGCTTTCGCGTTGGACCAGCGGAACTTGGCGATCTCGAAATAGGCCCGCTGCTGGGCGGTGAAAATGTTCAGGGACTTGGCCAGAAAATTCTTGCGCTGCTGGGGATCATCGGCGGCCTGCTGGGCGTCGTTCATGATATCCGCGGGGCGGATGGTCACGCCGTAGGAGGGATTCGCTTTCTGGTGCTGGATGGGGTCGAGGAAATCCACGTTCCCCTTTTCATCCTGGTCCGCACAGCAAATGAAACAGAAGAGGGCCTCATTCTCATACTTGCCGCGGAGCACTCTCCGGCAGTAGGTCAGGCGCTGGGCGCAGAAGGAAGTCCCGTCATCGCCCGCCGTGGTGATCGCGATGACCAGCTTATTGGTATAAGCTTTCGTGGCCTCTTTCAGGACGTTGTATTGCAAGGGGCTCCGGTAGGCGTGGATCTCATCGGCGATGACGATGTTACAGTTGAAACTGTCCTGGCCGTCCGGGTTGGACGCCAGGGCGTTGAGGGAGACGGAACCGCCCGCCAGATCCGGATGGGAGATAGAGTGCTCGAAGGAGTTGTCGTAGATCCTCCAGCCGTCCTGAGTGGCTGCCCGTTTGTTGGGATACTGGACGTGCTCCAGGTTATAATCCCAGTTGTCAAAGGTCTCCAGCGCCTGTTTGAGGGCGGCTCCGACAACGTAGACCACGGAGCCGGACTTGCGCTGAAGGATGGAGAGCGCCCAGGCCAGGGCGGAGACGAAGATCGTTTTCCCGTTCTTCCTGGGAATGAAGATGAACGCTTCCTTAATGACGCGTTCCTGAGTGCCCGCGTAGAAGAAGCAGAGCATCCCGTAGACGCAGAATTTCTCCCAGGGCTCCAGGAGCAAGGGCGTATTCCGTAATGGTGTACCGTCGAGCTTTTCGCCCTGGCGGTGGCGGAAGGATGACTGGATGATACCGATGACGAAATCGGCGTCCTGAGTGCGGACGTCGTAGCGGGGATTATCGAGCATGGCCAGGAAGCGCTGGCAGCCCATGACGCGATCCTCCCCGGCGATGATGGAGCCGTCGGAGACGCCGCGGGCGTATTGCAAGACCTCATCCAGATATTTGCCTTTAAGCGCCTTGGCCATGGAGCACCTCCGCCAGGGCAAGACTGAAGCCGGATTGCTCCTTGACCTTGAAGGCGGCCTCATTCACGCG